AATGTACACTTAAAAATGAGCAAGGTGAAGTACTTCAAATTAGATCGAGTGATGAGAATATTCAAAAACTCCTCTACAACCTTTTTTATTCTGTACTTAATATTGAATTTAATTTGTGGAGTTGGGTTCGTAATATGGCTAAGTATGGTGACTTCTACCTTAAACTGGAAATAGCAGAAAAATATGGTGTATACAATGTAATTCCATTTTCAGCCTATAATATTATTCGTGAAGAGGGATATAATCCGCAAAACCCACAAGAGGTAAGATTTAAATATGATCCTAATGCAACATTAGCATCTTCTTCTGGTTACAGCCGACAACAAAACAGAGACACCGGTATTTGGTTTGATAACTTTGAAATGGCACACTTCCGTTTGACAGGTGATGTTAACTATCTTCCTTATGGTAGATCATATCTTGAACCAGCGCGTAAGTTATTTAAACAATATGTGCTTATTGAAGATGCTATGCTGATTCATCGTATTGTTCGTGCTCCTGAACGCCGTATATTCTATGTAAATGTAGGAGCGATTCCTCCAGGTGAAGTTGATAATTACATGCAAAGGATGATTAATAAGATGAAGAAGACACCTCTTATTGACCCTAACACAGGTAACTATAACTTAAAATACAATCAGCAAAACCTATTAGAGGACTTCTTTATACCAGTACGTGGAAACGATACATCTACAAAGATAGACACTGCAAAAGGCCTTGACTATAACGGTATTGAAGACGTTGCTTACTTTCGTGAGAAATTGTTTGCGGCACTTAAAATACCTAAAGCTTTTATGGGTTATGAAAAAGATTTGTCTGGTAAAGCAACACTTGCCGCAGAAGATATTCGTTTTGCTAGAACTATTGAAAGACTACAACGTATCATAATTAGTGAGTTGACTAAGGTTGCACTTGTACATTTATATTCTCATGGATATACGAACGAAAACGCGGCTAACTTTACACTGTCACTAACTAATCCTTCTATTATTTACGATCAAGAAAGAATTGCTTTATTCAAAGAAAAGATCGACCTCGCTAAACAAGCTATGGAAGGGTCTTTGTTACCGCGCGACTTTATCTATGATAAGATCTTCCATTTCTCAGAAGATCAATATGCTGAGCTAGAAGATATGATCATTGAAGACAAGAAGCGTGAATTCAGATATGCTCAGATTCAAGAAGAAGGAAATGACCCAGCAGAATCTGGACAAGCTTACGGTACGCCTCACCAAATAGCTAGTTTATATGGTGGAAAAGAAGACTCTGTCTTAAATGTACCACAAGGATATGATGAGAAGCAAGTTGGACCAGGACGCCCTAAAACACAAACTTCTATTATTTCAACTGATGGCTCTGCATTTGGTCGTGATCCATTAGGAGCCACTGCCTATAATAAGGATGCTGAAACTGGTGAAAATAACATGAGGCCTAACTACAAAGGAGGCAACCCACTAGCTCTTGAGTCTACAATGGCAGAGTTCTTGAAGAACAAGAGTATATTAGATGCTATGTATATTAAGAAAAAAGGTAGAAAAGTTAACCTATTTGAAGAGTCAGATCTTCTAAATGAAAATAATATCAAAGAGGGTTTAGATTAAATATATAGATATTTATTATTAGTCGACTTGTACAAAAAACTATGGCAATAAAACACTCAAAATATCGTAATACCGGTATTTTATTTGAATTATTAGTAAGACAGACAACTTCTGACCTACTCAATAATCAAGATTCTAAAGCTGTTAAGATCTTAAAAAAGTATTTTACTAATACTGAGTTAGGAAAGGAATATAGTCTTTATAGTACGTTCTCATCTAGTCCTAAATTAAACGAAGCTAAGGCAGAGATTTTAATTTCAACTATTGTGGAACAGTATAAGAAGCTAGACCACGAAAAGATATCTAAACTTAAATATAACTTGATCAAAGAAATCAAGAAAACTTACGATTTAGACAATTTTTTCAAGACTAAAGTTGACAACTATAAGCCTTTTGCATCTATATATACTATATTTGAGAGCCATAACAGTAAAACAATCGACACAAAGCAGCTGATTTTAAACAAGATCACCCTTCTTGAACATTTAACAGCTACTCCTGCCTGTGATACTAAAGCACCTAGATCTTTAGTAGAAGATTTTATGAAAGAGGATAAAGAGATTCGTCTTCTAGCTTATAAAATACTAGTTGAAAAGTTTAACAACAAATATCAAGGAATGTCTACAAGACAAAAAGATGTACTGAAAGAGTATATTACTAACATTTCAGACACTAAAAACCTAAAGCTTTATCTTAATGGTCAATTAGACCAGATCAAGACAGAGCTAACTCAACTGAAAGATACTACAACTGACACTGTTGTTAAGATCAAACTAGAAGAGGTGATCAAGTTCATTAGTCCAATCAAAGAAAACCAATCTATAAAAGACGAGGTTATAACTGGAATCCTACAATATTTCGATCTAATCGATGAGCTTAAAAAAGGGTAATAGTGAATAAAGAATTCAATAGCCAGTTTGCTACACAGAAACTTCGTCAAGAAACAACTGCTACCAATTTTGGAGGCGCTACTTTTATTACAGGTCAAGACGAACAATCAGGCCCGGTTGCTACAAAAAAGGTATTTAAAAAGAAAGTAAAGAAAGAAGTAAAAGATGTTGAACCTAAATTAGCTGCTGGAAAAGCCAAGATATATATGAAAGATAAATGGGGTTGGAAAGATGCTCCATCTATACCTAACCGCCCTTCAAAAAGTGGTTTTATCTACAAACAACTATTCGAAGAACTAAGTGAATTTGTTAAAGAAGCTAAAAGTAGTTTAGAGGTAGATGATGTAGTTAAAATAGTGTATGGTAATCAATTCTATGGTAAGATTGGAAAAATAATGGAGATTCACAACGGATTCGTAATCGTTGGATTTATGTATGACCAAGATGGAGAGTATTTAGATTGGGATGAGAGTCTTGAAGATGATCATGAAATAGATGTTGAAGAATATAGCATGCACTCTAGTGATGTACAAAAGATAGATAGTGCAGACGAGGCATCAACTACTGATAATGGTCCAGAGACAAATGATCATGAAGAAGTGTATGAAACGCTAACTCATAAAGATTATAAGAAAGCAGACGCTTTATTAAATAAGATAAAAGATACAGATAAGAAGTTATATAATGCTATTTTAGATATTATGAGTGATATATATCCTCATGATTTAGATAAAGAGCTAAGAGCTGATATTAAAGCAGCAGGACTTAATGAGAACTACTCTAAATTCAAGACAGAGACCAAAACTAGAAACAAGCCTGATCAATTCCATCAAGCAGTTCGAGCTGTAAAGAAAAAGGTGCAAGAGATCAATCGTTTATTTGAATATGTTAGCCGCCTAAAATCAGAGCTTTCTGAAGGAGAAAACGGTCTAAAATATAAGATACATACAGAAAAAGCCCTTGCTAAAATCAAGGACATGGTTAATGAACTAAATAAAAATATCAAAAAGTTTAAGTAAGTTGTGGCAAAAGCAAAAGGTGGTGGAACAAGTCGAAAGGTTATTTTTGGTAAACGTAAAAAAGGCAAGGCCTGTAAACATCATAATAAAAACAATAGATCAGAAAGAAACTATCGTGGACAAGGAAGATAAATATTTATTACTATGACAACTGCACAATTATATCGTAAATTTAAGCAAGGTGAAATCAGTCGAAATCGCTTTTTATATGAAGTACGCCGTGATTCTAACCTACCATGGGTTACTAACATTACTTCATTTGACGACGCTGTCAAGATCTTGAAGAACAAGAGTATTATCTCTGAATTGGATGCTAATATTAAAGCAGATCCTGCAGTTGACCGTGTTAACCCCTACTTCTTGAAAGCAGGTGTTCAAAAAATGCTGTCTAAAGAGAAAGAGTTGACTAACGATTCATACATGAAAGCTCTTAACAAGGCTGCAAAGATGCTCCAGAAGAATCCTCATGCATTTGATAAAGAAGTGTTTGCTAATACTGAAGATGTAGATAAGGCAGATACTAAGCTTGAGACTCAAGAAGTTAAGAAGGCAAATCATAAAGATAAGGCTAACGAAATGAAGAAGGTTAAAATCAAAACCTTAAAAGAAACAGTTCTAGATGAGTTGGAGTCTTCTCTTAAAAAAAAAGAGTCAATTAACGAAGACACCCACTGGAAATACACAGTAGGAACTGAGATCCATACACCAGACGGTCCTGGTACTATAAAAGAAATTGTTGGATCTACTTTCACAGTAGAAATGCAAGACGGTACATTGAAAGATTATCAGATCAATGTAATTGAAAATGCTATAGAGAAACATAAAGAGAATCCTAAAGAAGCTTCTGCTATGTTTATGGATGCTCCATTAGATCCTAGCTATAGAATGAATAAAGATGGTCAAAGAGCAATTAACCCAGACGGTGTTGAGTTCAAAGTAGGTGATACTGCAATTGCTAAAGATAATAATGAGCTAATTAAAATTGGTGATTTTAAGCAAGAGCAGGGTAAAATTAAAGCTATTTATACTAGTGGGCTTGTTACTGGTACAATTGATATTGATGGTCTTAAAAAACAAACTGACGATACAAAGCCTAGTCTACAACCTGATCTTGGATCAGCTTTTAATAAGTTGAAAGGTATTATGGAGAAGAAGAAAGACGATAAAGCTTTCTTGACTAAGATGAAAGAAACTATCAAGAAGTTAAAAGAGTCATTATTTACGAAAGGAACAGGCCCTCAAGCAAGTACCGTAGTTGCATCTAGCAATGTTTCTAGAAATGCATTAAGAGCTGCAGGATTCAAAGAGGTACCTAATACTCAAGATGCAAAAGCAGAATAATGACTAAGCAACTCTTAATAGAATATAGCGCTTTCCAACCACTACCTCAATCACTAACTGAGGCAAAACGTCTTGCTAATGGTAACATGGTTGTATCTGGCCTTGTTCAAGCAACAGATAAACCTAATGCTAACAGAAGGATCTATCCTTATACTATATTAAAAATACAAGTTGAGAAGTATATCGCAGGCCCAATTGCTGAAAACAGAGCTCTAGGTGAGTTAGACCACCCGGAGTCTTCTGTAATTAATCTTAGGAATGTTAGTCACAACATTATTAGACTATATTGGAATGAAAAAGACTTGTATGGTGACATAGAGATACTACCTACACCATCAGGAAACATTTTAAAATCATTATTCCAGAACAATATTACTGTAGGTATCTCTTCAAGAGCTATGGGATCAGTCACTCCTATTGGTGAAGGTTTAGTGCAAGTAGAAGATGATCTTGATCTAATTTGCTGGGATTTTGTATCTACCCCATCTACTTATGGAGCTTACATGAAGCCTGCAGGAGGTTTAAAAGAATCAAAAGATTATACTATACCAGTTAAAACATCAAGAGTTCATGAGATTATTTCAGATATTATCTGCTCTCAATCTGGTGTTTGCTGTATCAGTAAATAAAAATATTTTCAGGTTTATGTATTTTTCGATATATACTAGATATTTATTGCATATGCGAGATTTTCTAATATCTCGCTAGTATATTTCAATCATTATATTGCTTTCTATTTAATAAGCAATCCCGAAACACATTTATTGAAATGAGTAATCTGTATCAAGATGCCATTCTCGATGCTAAAGCACTTCGCGCTTCTGCCGTAGCTAATGCTAAGGCTGCCCTAGAAGAAGCTTTCGAGCCAAAAATCCAAGAGATGTTTCGTTTGAAGCTTTCTGAAGAGTTGGACGAAGTTGAAGAACTAGAAGAAGAGCAAGTTGAAGAAGCTAAAGATGGCAACGAAAAAGAAGATGTAGTAGAAAAAGTAAAACATGACAACATGGAAGAAAACTACGACATCAACGAGGTTGAACTAGAAGAGATTCTTGCTCAACTCGAAGAGCTTACTGCCGAAAAGCTGATCACCTAGAAATTGAAAGATCAAAAAGAGGCCACTGTAGAAGAAGCTGAGCAATTAGCTGAGAAAACAGAAGAAAAAAATCTTCCTAAAGTAGATGCTAATAAGCAACAAGGTGCTAATAAGCAACAAATAGCTCGTATTTTACCACTAATTGGTAAAGAGCTAAATAATAATCCATTAGCTAACATCCAGAATACTGAAGGCGGCAAATTGCTTGGTGTCATCAAGAATTTGCTTACTATAGTTAGTGACTCCACTAATTCATCTCAGATTTTAGATAGAATAATGAGTATGTTAAATCAATACACGAAACAATCTGATTCTCCTAAAGTAGGTGCTAATTCCGATAAAGAATTTGTAACTGAAATTGAGACTATGCCAGCTGAAGAAGAAGAAGTTGTTGATGATGAGACTAAAGTAATTGATATTACTCTAGGAGATTTAAAACAAGTTCTACAAGCTGTAATGGATGGACAAGCTAGTATAGATATGCCTTCTGATGAAGCTGATTCAGATTCTGATTCCGATTCTGATTCCGATTCTGAAGCTGAAGTAACTCTAGATGAAGTTTTAGCTGAACTCGAAGAAGAGAATCGAAAAGATGATAAAATTGAAGAAAAAGTAAATATGAAAAATCCTGAAGAATCTGCTACTGAAAAGGAGCTAGAAGAAGCTAAAGTTACTATCGAAACTCTTCGTAAAGATCTACAAGAGGTTAATTTGTTAAATGCAAAATACCTCTACATGAATAAGTTATTTAAATCTAAGTCACTTAATGAGTCTCAAAAAGTTAAAGTAATTAATGCTCTTGACCGCGCTACAACTGTAAACGAAGTTAAGAATACTTACGAAACTTTGAAAGAGTCTTTTAACGAGACTAAGAAAGAACAACTTAAAGAATCAATTGGTTTTGCATCACAAGCAGCTGGTGTTGCTCCAAAGGTTAATATTGTGGATGCTGATCCATTCATTAACCGCTGGCAGACACTTGCTGGAATCAAAAAGTAAATTAATTTTTAAACAAACATTTTTTAAAATGGCAAACTTAGTTCAATCCCTTTTGACTGAATCCGCTCAAACAGCTTTCTCTGACCAACATGGTGTGGCTCAGAAACTTGCTAAGAAGTGGTCAAAGTCTGGCCTTCTTGAAGGCCTACAAGATTACGATGTCAACAACATGGCCGTAATCCTTGAAAATCAAGCTAAGCAACTTGTCGTTGAATCTTCTCAAACTAACCAAGGTGGTGCTACTTTTACTCCAGGTACTGGTGAGCAGTGGGCTGGTGTTGCTCTACCATTAGTTCGTAAGATCTTCGGACAAATCGCTTCTAAAGAGTTCGTTAGCGTACAGCCAATGAACCTTCCTGCTGGTCTAGTATTTTATCTAGATTTCCAGTATGGTAACACAAAGAATCCGTTCGCTTCTGGAGACTCTATTTATGGTACTGCAACAGCTAACTTCGGTAATGCTGCTTCTGGTGCTCTTTATGGTGCTGGTCGCTTTGGTTATTCTTTGAACCAGTTTAGTTCGTCTCTTTCATCTTCAGCTACTCTTTTCGGATCTGCTTCTGCAACTTGGGCTGATGTTAATTTCGATTCTAACTATTCTGCATCTGTAGTTACAAAATCTATCACTAAGATCTCTGTTCCTACAGCATCTATCTCTTCTGATTTTAATCAGTTGGGAGTTCGTTCTTTCATCATCCTTCCTGCGGCAGGTAACGCTACTCAGTTCGGTCCTGCTGATAACCTTCAGGCTTTCACTGAACTATCTAGCTCTGCTGCTGGTGTATTCGTTACTTTTCAAATCAACAAGGCTATTGCTCTTGGTGGTGCATCTAGCGGTACTAACAACAGCTATGTAGTTTACTACAGCAAGCAAACTGACTTCAACAGTCGTGGTGATTTTGAAGATCGTTCTGGTCTTCCATCTGTACCAAACAGTTTGTCTTCTACTTCAATCGTTATCCCAGAGATCAACGTACAAATGAAGAGCCAAACTATCTCTGCTAAGACTCGTAAGTTGAAAGCACAATGGACTCCTGAATTTGCTCAGGACCTTAATGCTTATCATAGCTTGGATGCTGAAGCTGAATTAACTGGTCTACTTTCTGAGCACATCTCTCTTGAGATTGACCTCGAAATCCTTGATATGTTGATCCAGAATGCTCCAACTATTGAGTACTGGTCTGCAAAGGTTGGTGATCAAATTAATTCTGCACAAACTGCATTTACTTCTAACACTACGGGTGTTTATTACACTCAGATGAGCTGGTTCCAAACTCTTGGAATTAAGCTTCAGAAGGTGTCTAACATCATCCATCAGCGTACTCTACGCGGCGGTGCTAACTTCATTGTTGTTTCTCCAACTGTAGCTACAATTCTTGAGTCTATCCCAGGATTTGCTGCTGATACAGACGGAGCTGCTGATACTATGAAGTATGCTTTTGGTGTACAGAAGATCGGTCAGTTGAATAGCCGTTACAAGGTTTACAAAAACCCATATATGATTGAGAATGCAATCCTTCTTGGATTCCGCGGTAATCAATTCTTAGAGTGCGGTGCTATTTATTCTCCGTATGTTCCTTTGATCATGACTCCACTAGTATATGATCCATCAACATTCACTCCACGTAAAGGTATCATGACTCGCTACGCCATGACCATGGTTCGCCCAGAGTATTATGGTTTAGTGTTTGTATCTGAACTAAACGTAGTGTAATTGAATGATCTTCGCTTAGTGTAGCTGAATAAAAGAAGGGGCCTCTTTTTGAGGCCCTTTTTTATTTATAGCCTCTCAATATTTATTTAAAAGGTATTTGATGACCAATTTAAATGGTAACGTAAAAAAAAGCTGAAAAATATTATAAAGTTTTCGGTAGTTACGCTTAAAATGAATCATAGAGATCCTATAGTAGAACAAATTCTTGAAATATATAAAGCGCACGATTAATGGCATCAACTGCAACTACACCAATTTGGAATGGCTCAGCAGGTCTAATATCAGGATCAACTCCATTCGGTTTTTACGATACTGATACTACATTTCAATCTGATGGTCCTAAAGTAGCTCACTTTTGTGCTAGAAAGTTAGGATATCCTATCATGGATGTAGAATTACAATCCGGTTCATTCTATGCTTGCTTTGAAGAAGCCGTTTCTGTTTATGCTGAAGAGGTTTACTTACACAAGATAAAAGATAACTATTTAACTTTAGAAGGTACTTCTACAGGTTCTATTTTAAATAATCAAGTAGTTGTACCTAATTTAAATTATGTTGTTACTGTAGCTGAAAACTACGGCACTCCTATTCAAGTAGGTGGATATGTTAATCAGTACAAATCAGTTTTATACTTAACATCTAGTAAACAAACATATGATTTACAAGATTGGGCACTGTCTGGTAGTTTAATAGCAGCAGGCGATAGTGTAGTTATTAATAGAATATATTACGAAGCACAGCCTGCGGTTAATCAATATTATGATCCATATATTGGAGGTAGTATTAACTATCAAGGTGCAACAGAAAACTTTGGTTGGGCATCATATTCACCAGGACTTAATTTTGTTTTGTTTCCAATCTATTGGGACATTAGCCGCATACAACAAATTGAAATGTCTAATACTGTTCGTAGATCTTGTTATACATTTTCTTTAACAAATAATAAACTAACTATATTTCCTTGGCCAGAAAAAGATGGTATAGTTGTATGGGTAGATTATGCTAAGTTTAGTGAGTTAAATAGTGTAGCTGGAAATAGTCCTTATTCTGGGTCTGCTAATTTAGTTACTAATCCGTCTAATGTACCATATAATAATATTATATATAAACAGATAAATCACCCAGGAAAACAATGGATCTATGAGTATACACTAGCTTTATCTTCTGAGTTACTAGGTCTTATTAGAGGTAAATATGGACAAATACCTATACCAGGAGCAGAGGTTACATTAAATAGTGCTGATTTAGTAGCAAAAGGTCGTGATCAACAAATAGCTCTTAGAGAAAGACTTCGTAATGATCTTGATCAATTAAGTCGTCAAGCGCAGTTAGAGCGTAAACAATCTGAAAAACAATCAATATCGAGCACACTAAATGAAGTGCCGATGTTTATATATTTAGGCTAACTATGGGAATGTTTGGTTCAATTAGTGATGTCGCAACGATAAAGATCTTTACAAAAGAAATTGTAGAGTATATAGTATCTCAACAAATAGGTTATTATAAAATAATGCTATCAGATACACCTACTAACATATATGGTGAAGCTGTGAATAAGTATTTTATTGGGCCAGTACTAATTCCTTGTTTAATAGTAAGAGGTGATTATAATTTTGTTGGTTCAGACTACGGTCCAGATATAAAACGTGATGTTGACTTCCGCTTCTTCAAAGACCATCTAATTGAAGCAAATGTTGTGCCAGAAGTAGGAGATGTTGTTATGTATAATGAGGTTTATTATGAAGTGCATAATATTAACGAAAATCAGCAAATTGTAGGTAAAGACCCAGACTACACTTATTCTGATGGAAGTGTTAATTTCGGTCAATCGTATTCTATCACAGTAACAGGACATTATACAAGCCCAGATAAGTTAGGTATAACACAAGAAAGATTATAATGTCAATACAAGTAGTAAGACCACAAAACCGTCAAGAATTTATGAGCAAGCTCGTAGGGCCTGCTTATGATCCTAAAGAAGGGACTGTACCTAAACCTTTTTCTGAGCCTACTAAATTAGGACAGCCTGAACAAAATAGGGCATATCAGATTAGTGTTAAAAATGATACTGAAAAGGATTTTTATATTGGGCTAGAGGACATTGATTCTGCAGTTAACCACTACTTTAATAATGTACTTAAACTGTCTGTGGTACAGAATAATACTAAGCTGACTATCCCGGTTATCTATGGAACTCCTGAAAACTGGAAGAGTGTACAAGCTGACGGATACTACCGTGACCAAAATGGCAAGCTATTAGCGCCATTACTAATGTTCAAGAGGACTAGTGTGACTCAAAACAGAGATCTAGGTAATAAGTTAGATGGTAACTTAGTTCACAATGTACAAACATTTGCTACTAAGTATAACAAGAGGAACTACTATAATAATTTTAGTGTACTAAATAGTAGAAGCCCTGAAACAAAATACGTAGTGTCTATTACTCCAGACTATGTTACGGTGGTGTATGAGTGTATTGTATGGACTTATTTTGTAGAGCAGATGGATAAGGTAATTGAGGCTTTGAATTTTGCATCCAGAAGCTATTGGGGCGATCCTAACCGCTTTCAGTTTTATAGTTCAATAGAATCATTTCAAGATTCTATAACCTATGAAATAGGTGACAATCGTGCATGCAGGAATAACTTTAGCCTTACTCTAAACGGGTACTTGATCCCTGACACTATAAACAAAAAACTAGCCAATGCTAATATATACTATGGAGTTAGTGAGATTGTGTTTGGTCTAGAAACTACAAGTGGTATAGAAGAGTTTTCTGTTAAAGCTACTTCTACAACTACAGCTCCTAAGTCTGTACTACTTACTGATTCTCAGAATATTGTTATTAATACTGTAGAAGACACTGCTTTAACTTATCTTGGTATAAATAAGAGTGTCGTTGGAACCTATTCGTCTTCTACTACCATTGTATTTGCTGCAACTTGGGCAATTGCTCCGTCTCCACTTCCAGCAACAAGTGTGGACAATTTTACATTCTTTGTAAACGGTCAATACATTGAACCTGCTTCTATAACTAGTTTTACAGAGGTTGGTAGTACCTCAGTTTTAGTAGTTAATACAGCAGTACTTGGTTTTACTTTCGATCAAACAGACGTTGTATTAGCAGTAGGTAAATTTAGTTAATCATGGCTAGGCTTAAGTTTAAACAAGTATATTCAAATTTACAATACGATACTGCATCGTCTGTACTTACTTTATCTGGTAGTCAACAAACAGACTTCATTATTT